AGAGGAATGGGTGCACCACGATTTTCTCGTGGTGGAATAGTAAGTTTACTTAGATTAGGAGAATAATATGTTTGGATTACCAGTAGAAATGATAACAATGCTTGGATCTAGTGTACTAGGTGGATTTATGACCATCTGGGGACAAAGTATAAAAGCAAAACAAGACGAACAAAAAATGTTATTAGCAAGAGCTAATAACCAAATGAAACACATCAGTGCAGCTCGTACATACGAGAATAAGGGCTTTCAATTTACAAGAAGAATTATTGCACTTACAGCAGTATTCTTTATTATTGTATGGCCTAAAATAGTTCCTGTGTTTTTTGATACATCAGTATTTTTAACATGGACAGAATTTAGTAGAGGTTTCTTGTTCTTAATTGAACAAAAAGAAATGCTTGTTGACAGACAGTACGCAGGCGTTGTAATAACACCAATGGATACGCATTTAATGGCGTCAATTATTGGACTATACTTTGGAGGTAGCCTTGTTAAAAAATAAAAAAATGACGAAAAAAACAATGAAAAAGAAAAACGGAAAAAAATCTAGCTTTGGAATGCTTTCTGTAAAAGCAGGTATTGACAAAAACCCTAAGCCTACAGCAGCGGACAGAATTGCTGGTGCAACGAAAGGCAAGAAAAAAATGATGGGTGGAGGCATGATGAAAAAAGAACCTATGGCCATGGGCTATAAAAAAGGTGGATCTGCTACAAAAGGCACACATGTAACTAAAGAAGGTAAAACAGCTAAGAAAGGGCTGTGGTACAACATTCATCAGAAAAGAAAACGTGGTGCTAAAATGAGAAAGCCAGGTGCCAAAGGTGCACCAACAGCAGCGGCATTAAAAAGAAGTCAAAGTTAATGGCTAGAACAGCAGCATGGCAACGTAAAGAAGGTAAAAGTCCATCAGGTGGGTTAAATAAAAAAGGACGTGCTAGCTATAAAAAAGGCACACTTAAGGCACCCACTAAATCTAAAACAAGTGGAAGACGTAAATCTTTTTGTGCTCGTATGGGTGGCATGAAGAAAAAATTAACAGGAGCAAAAACAAAGAGGGATCCTAATTCTAGGATTAATAAAGCCTTGCGTAAATGGGATTGTTAATATATAAGGCAATTAATGAAAGACGAAACCGCGGTTTACCTCGTCTTGAAAAAGATTAGGACGCGCAAACAGGAGTTAAAAGACGTAATAGCGATGGGTTTACCCAGCTTTGATGAGTATATGAAAGCTGTGGGTGAGCACAAAGCTTACACAATAATGGAACAGGAAGTACAAGACCTGCAGAAAGAAGAGGAAGATAATGGTTGAACTAGCTAAAAGAAGATTTGCATTAGAAGAAAAAGACCTTGCAGTTGAGGCTGACGAAAACAATAAGGTAGCTGAAGATAAAGAAAATAGATTTCTTAAAAAGCTACAAGAAGAAGCTACTGAAAGCATAGAACATTTACCTACAGAAAAAGTATTAGAACGTTTACCAGATCCTACTGGATGGAGAATACTTGTTCTACCATACAAAGGGCAAGGTAAAACAAAAGGTGGTGTAATATTAACAGATGAAACAATGCAAGAACGTACCTATACAACGGTTACAGGTTTAGTATTAAAAGTTGGACCAGATGCATATAAAGATGAAAAAAGATTTCCAGATGGACCCTGGTGTAAGAAAAACGATTGGATTATATTTG